CGAGGACTGCCCCTGGCGTTAAGCCGCATGTCGCCATGGAGCCTGCCATCATCGAGAACGATGGCAGCGCGTGGGATGCGTGCATGAACGTCACCCTTCGCGATTGCACGGAGAATCGTGTGATGGCCAGTGTTGCTAAGTTTCTCGAGGGCATCATCATCAGCGAGACGTCTCCCGACATGATTGATGCCAGACTTAAGAGCAACAAGCTGGTGAAGCTCACGATCGACGTCAGCAAAGCGAAGGAGGGCGACCCCGAGACGTGCGACCTGCCGCGAGGCAAATGTTGGCGCACTGCTATCAGAGCGATTCGCCGGAGCGGGTGCCGTGGTACGAGCATCCTTAACTGGTTGGCGAATTTCCTTTGCTGGAGTTGGGTCCTGGCCGGACCCAACGCTCCGAAGCTCATGCTTCCGAACGCGTACAATGTCATCTGTGTGGATGGCCTTCAGCGCCGCGTGAGGATGTGTCTCGAGGGGGACGACTCTATCCTGAGCCTCTGCATCCCAGGGCTCATGTGGGATCAGGTGATAAACGAGAGTTTTCTTGCCGTCATGGCGCAGCGCTGGGCGCGACTGGGGCATCGCCCCAAGCTCTTTTGGAGGAAACCGGACGACGTAGCTGAGTTCACAGGCTGGAAATTTTATGTGTTTCCGGAGGGCCTGAAGTTCGAGTATGGCTTTCCAGATGTGCGACGACTGCTCGGGAATGTCGCGTATTCATCAAACAAAGAAGCCATCACAGCTGCGATCGCTGGCGATCGGAAGAAGCTTCTGCGTGCCATCGCACCGGGGATGCTGGCCAAGCTCGCCCCGTTGGCATGCCGACTTCCGACTCTGACCAACATGATCTTCCAGAAGTTTGCGCCTCATGTCGTCACCGAGGAGCTGTCAAGGAACGACCTCTTCGACGCGGATTTGATGCCCGAGGACATCGGGCTCGACGAGTGCATGAGTGACCTCGCCGACCGACCGGACCACCGGATCAACCGCGCTTTGCAGAGGTATGACAACATGATTGATCGCCTGCGGCGGTCCCTGAGTGAAGGCGATCCTATCAAGGAGGTCGAGCTGGCCGTCATGATGAAGCTCGTACCTAATGAGGACGCTTACTACGACCTCTTGGACCATTTGGAGGCCTGCTTCATTGTCGGTGGTGACCCTTCGGGTGGTGCCATCGTCACGAAGCTGCTCGCGTGGGCTGACGGCCCGTGAGCGTCCGCCTGCCAGCGGACTTGTACAGGGGAATTCATACAAAGGGGGCCACGGTGACAGGACAGCCGTGGTAGTAGGTTGCGCACACCATTCGAGCACAGGCGTTCGGCAATGGTGGCGGCTGCACTGTATAGTCACCCGCAGTCGTCGTGTCAAGAGGGGCCGTCCGGGGCCGCCGCCATGGGGCGGTGGCCTTACGACCTGCCGTAGGTTGTCGGTTCCTTGGCATGTGTGTAAAATAGGGAGGCCAGTCCCTGCAACCCGAATTACCTTCCTCTTCGCGGTTCCCAGTCGCGGAGTACGAGCCAATTAGCGGGCGCCTGCCGGGGCGCTGAAGGTGAAGGCCATGTGGACGTCACGACCCGTGACTATCAGCCACACACCAATCGAGCCTATCTGGACGAAGGTTGAACCCCATGCTCAGTCGCCAACAGGCTGGGGGGATCCGAGCTCGGTGGTGGATGACTACGGCCCTCTGTGCGCACGAGATGCGTATTCCTGGAGAGGTGTTGTTGGGTGGGAGCCCCCGCACACTTGCCAGCAGAGGTGGGAAGACTTCAATGGGCGGGCTACGGCCTAGGCAAAACATTTTCCGGAGT